AGCGTCTTGATGCACACTCAAAATTGGTTACAGCTGCATCACGCCTGTCTGAGAACTTTGGAAATGTTTTCCAAACTATCCTCACGCATTTTGGAATTGATTTTTGTGGATTTGGCGAAGGAGAAAGTGTACCAAATGATATCAAAGAGCTTTTGGCTGTATTGGAAACATTTGATATGACCAAGCGTGCAGAAATGATGAACAAACCAGAAATTTCCGTCGAAGTTGAAAGCATGTACAACAAATACATGGCAATGAGAATTGCTTATCGAACAAATCGTTCCATTGTGGCAATTCTGGACAAAATACAAGCACCTATCGTTAATTTATATCAACGAGCTTGTAATTTGCACGGTGCCTCGCTGAAGAATCGAATTGAACCTGTTGTACTTATGTTAACTGGTGGTTCTGGTGTTGGAAAATCATCAATTTTGTATCATATTGGCTCAACTGTTCTGGCACATGCAAAGAAGATCACTCCAGATATGACAAACGCACAAATTCAGGAGGCGATCGACAACTGTTTGTATGCTCGAATGCATGAACAAGAATATTGGGATAGATATCAAGATCAAGCTGTCACGCTAATTGATGATTTTGGTCAAGTTCGTGATACAATGTCCAACCGTAATGTTGAATTTATGGAATTGATTCGCATGAGCAATCCCTTTCCATACCCTCTTCATATGGCTGATATTGAATCCAAAAAGACTGCTACTTTTACATCAAAATGTGTTGTTGCAACAACCAACTTGAACATGTTGAAGCCAACTTCACTCGTTTCACAGGAAGCTGTTTGCCGACGTGTTGACATGCCATACAGTGTATCACTCAAGAGAGAATTTGCAGACCAATTTGGACGCCTGAGATCTGAATTCAAACAAGGAACAATCAATGTTGACATTTATGAATTCCGAGCTTGGAATCCAATGACTGGCCAGATTGGTGAAGAAGTTATCAGCTTTCAAGAATTGATGCGCAAGTTGTTATCACGACTGCAGGAAAAGAAGGACAAATACGCCAAGCAAAAACAAGGTTTGGCTGAGTTTGCACGACAAATGATGGCAGAAGCAGAAGCAGCGCAAGTTGAAGGATGGTTCAAATGGCCAACTACAACTCGTGAAGTTTATCCTGTTTACACACATGAAGTTTGTGACAAGATGGAGGAGCGATACGTTTCAACTGAATATCACAATCCAGAAATGAATGAATATGATGAACTTTGGACTGCCCTCCGGGAAGAAAACAATTTTGAAGACACCATGCGCTTGTTTATTGATCAAACATCTCAAATGGAATTGATGGAAGATGACATGACTTGCTTTGAAATTTGTTCATCGGTCTACGATTGGTTGAAGGAACAAGAAAAGAAATACAACGTCTTTGACAGCGTTATAGTTATGCTTAGCTTGTTTCTTCTTGGAACTTCTGTCTACAATCTCTACAAAGGTTTTTCACAGGAAGAAGAATCATGGGAAGTTGAATCTGGAAAATCACGCCAAGCCAAAGGACAAGTCAAAATTGAGTCTGGAAAGTCACGATTGAACAAAGGACAAGTGACCATTGAGTCTGGCAAATCAAGACAGATGAAAGGACATCCGCATATTGAGTCTGGGAAACACCGTATTTCGAAAGCACAAATGAAATTGGAATATGGGCCACAAGAAATTGATATGACAGTTGAAGGATGGTTTTCGGATGATACCACAGCAAAACGTATCAAGTGGAATGGACTTCTGATCAAGACAATGAACTACGCTCAGTCACTCGGTTTGCAGGACGAAGATTTTGTTGAATTTCTTCGTGATGCTATTCCATCTTGGAGCATTTTCAAAACAATGTCAGAAGAAGAAATTGAGAACATTGATATCACCAAACGAATGTTTTGTAATCAATATGAAGGATGGGTTTCGACCAATGCTTCTGATCTCAACATCAAATTGCGTTCAAACATGGGAAAAATCTTGTGGCTGAATGACAAAAATGAGATTATAAATGGTGCAGCCCCTATTCGAATTTTCTTTCCAGTAGGGCGTACCTTTATAATAAATGCTCATTATGTTCGTTTGATTGATCGTATGCAGGAAAAACAACCAATGTTCAAGATTCGCATATGTTCATCCTTTTCTGACACAGGAATTGACTACTATTGGAAAGATCTTCAACCACTTGTCAAGGATTACACTCGTGCAGGCCAAATGACTGACTTGTGTTGCATTCAACTTGATAGGAAATGTATGCGGTATCCTGATTTGCGAAAGCACATTATGGAACGGTCTTACCTTTCAAATCTTGTTGGTACTCGTGTTGTGTCAACTGTTGCTGATTGTGCCAACAAGACGTTTGAAACGAAGTTTGGCATGGTTGAAAACTTGACACTTCAAGAGACAGTTGATACAGATGGATCACGATTCACATGTCAATCTGCAACGACCAATATTGGTTCCCGTGAAGGAGACTGTGGCAGTGTCTATCTTATGGATAGTCTGACCAGTGCACGACGTATCTGTGGAATTCACTTTGCAGGCTGTGCAGGTAAAGCATGTTTCATCCCTCTGGTATATGAAGACCTAGTCGACATTATCGATGAAGATGAGCAAGTTTTGCCAGACTACGTTCCATCTGAAGACACACCGGCTGCTATTGTAGAAGGAAATTGTCTTTCATTGGGTGATATTCTTGATCCTCCACATCCAAATGTGCGTACAAAAATTCACGCAACTAAAGTCATAAACAGAGTTTATCCAACAGAGATGGCTCCTGCAAAACTGATGCACCCGGAAAAAGTGGACGGTCCCATGTTCAAAGGAATCCAAAAACAATTCAAGAATGTGCCAACACTTGATGCAAATATTCTGA